ACGCAGCAAGCGAATGAATCACAAATACTTTCCCCGCAGGCGATTTATGATATTCAGAACGTAGAAAACAGGGTTCAAAGTTTAAGGGGTATGATTGAGCAGGTCGAAAATAATCCCCTGAATATTGGTACAGATTCGGCAAACTCGCAGTTAGAGCGGTTAAGAGGGCAGTTAGATTACACTTTGCAATTGCAGGATAATTTAAATACAGCCATGCAGGGAATGAATATAGGCAACATTAACGCTGCTTATTTACAGCTTTCCGAAACGGTGAGTGATACGGAAAGGCTTGTCAGGGATTCCTTTTCTAATATTCCACCTGTGGAAATTCCTATTCAGTGGCAGACAGATAACTTGGATGTGTTTACAGGGACAGGAATTGACCGATTCCGTCAGGAAGTTCAAAGTGCAAACACCATGCTTGACCAGTTGAATAGTACACAATTACAGATTCAGCAGACGGCAAGTACAATGGATATTCTACCGGATTCGGCAATTCGGGACATTAATGGAATGGGGCAGCGATTGCAAGCAATCCAGCAGCGTATCCTTGATATTGAAAATAACCCGGTGAACATGGGAACCGATACTGCTAATGCTGAATTAGAGCGTCTACGGTCGCAGCTGAATCAAGCAGTGCAGGAACAGAATAATTTAAACGATGCAATGCAGAACATGGATGTAAGTGCCGCAAATGACGCTTATATGAGGTTGCAGCAGACTGTTAGTAACACTGAACGGTACATTCGGGATAATGTGGATGAACAGGGGCGGTTTAACAATGTTGTTCGTGACGGGACAACCGCAACACATGGATTAGAAAATGCAGTACGTGGTGTGGTTGCGGCGATTGGCGGCCTTGCAATCATCAGAAAGATATTTTCTTTTGCAACGCAGAGTATGGGTCTATTTGACACGCAATTGCAAGGGGAAACACAACTTCTTACTACACTATCAAATACTCTTGATGGTACCAGCATCACAATTGACGTGGATGCAAACACCTCCCCGCTTGAAGTGGCTTTTGACCAGATTAAGGATAAAGCGTCTGAAATACAAAGTAAGGGTATCTACGGCGATGAAATCATGATTGGTGGAGCTGGCGAACTGTCAACTTACATTTCTGACGTAAATGCTGTTACGTCCATGATGGACACATTGAGTAATTATGCTGCCGGTATGTCTGGTGGTGCAGAACTTAATTATCAGCAAATGGTTGATTATGCAACTCAACTTGGTAAAGCCCTGAATGGTAGTTACGATGGTTTGACAAAAAAAGGGTTTGAATTAACAAAAGCCCAGCAGAAGATCATAGAGACTGGTACTGATATGGAAAAAGCCCTTGTTTTGGATGATGTAATCAGCGAATCTTGGGCAAATCTGTACGATACCATGAGTGATACACCGCAAAGTCAAATTATACAGCTGAAAAACAGTTGGGGTGATTTAGGTGAGGTGATTGGTAGTAGGATATATCCGGCAGTATTACAATTTGTTAATGTAATTACGTCAAATTGGGGAACTATAGAATCTCTTACCTTTAATCTTTCAAATGCAATCAGTATCATTGCAACTGTACTTTCAGCTGCAATGGATGCAGCACTTAATTTCGCACAGGTAATTATGGATAATTGGTCTTGGATATCACCTATCATTTATGGTGTTATAGCGGCTTTAGGGGCATATTTATTAGTCAGTGCTATTGTAGCTACTGTGACCGGAGCTATGGCACTCGCAAAGTCTGTACATGCGGCAGCTACGATGATGGCGACAGGTGCCACCTTTGCGGAAACAGCGGCACAGCATGGATTAAATGCAGCTTTATTGGCTTGCCCTATAACATGGATTATCCTTGCAATTATTGCATTGATTGCAGTTATATTTGCCGTATGTAATGCGATTGCGAAGATGACAGGTATAGCTAATACGGGCTTTGGTGTTATAACGGGCGGTGTTTTTGTCGTAGGGGCTTTTTTTAAGAACCTGGCCCTGTTAGTGGCAGATGTTGCACTTGGTATAGGAGCAGCAATAGGTGCACTTTGCGAAAATCTGATGACCGCATTTGACAATGCGATCTCAAATGTTCAAAGCTGGTGGTACGGGTTACTTGCTACTGCTTGTGAGGTTGTTGCCGGAATTTGTGAAGAATTAAATAAATTACCATTTGTGGAGTTTGACTATTCCGGTATTACATCAGCAGCAGCAGATTATGCGGCAAAAGCAGCGGCGGCCGCAGGACAAAAAGGTGAATATACTGATGTAGGCGCCGCTTTCCAAAAAGGCTTTTCCACATTTGAAGCTTTTGGTGATGGTTGGGCGAGTGATGCATTTGAAGCGGGTGCTGCCTGGGGCGATGGAAAAATGGATCAGCTTAACAGTTTCCTTGATGGGTTGACACCTGATGCTTATTCCGCAGGAATGAGTGATGCACTCAATAGAACTGGTGCTGGGGGTAACCTTAATGATATAGCTGGAAACACAGGAGCAATTAAAGATTCTCTGGAAATTACAGAAGAAGATTTGAAGTATTTACGTGATATTGCGGAACAGGAAACAGTAAATAGGTACACAGTAGCAGAGGTTTATATTGACCAGTCAGGGATGCAGAACACTATTAAAAATGGTGATGACCTTGATGGCTTTATGTCAGGTCTTACAGATTCGGTAAACGAAGCTGTTGACAGTATTACGGAAGGGGTGCATGTGTAAATGGCCAAAAGTGGATATGACGTATACCTGAAAAATTGTCTGTTACCTGTCACCCCTGACAAGATACAGATAAAAATTAACAATAACAATAAAACAATCAACTTAATCAACCAGGGTGAAATCAATATTCTGAAAAAGTCGGGGCTGACTGATATTGAATTTGAAGCTGAAATCCCGCAAGTCAAACACCCTTATGCAGTATATAAATCAAGGTTCAAGGATGCCGGGTATTTCATGGATGTCTTTGAGGAACTGAAAACAAAGCAAAAACCGTTCCAGTTCATTGTGTGTCGGAAACTTCCAAGCGGGAAACAACTGATAAATACGAACATTAAGGTGTCACTGGAAGATTATAGAATCACAGAGGAAGCGAAGAATGGTTTTGACTTCAAGGTAAAGTTCAGTTTGAAGCAGTGGAAAGATTACGGTACAAAGACAGTTAACATCACCATTGCAGAATCAAAACCAAATGCAAGTGTCGAGCCTGCAAGGGAAACCAATAATTCACCAGCCCCGGCAGCGTCACAATCATACACAGTAGTAAAAGGTGATTGTTTATGGAACATTGCCAAGAAATTTTATGGTAATGGTTCAAAGTATACTCTAATTTACAATGCAAATCGGGGTGTCATTGGTGGCAACCCCAATTTGATTTATCCGGGACAGGTCTTGACCATCCCGGCAGCATAAAGGGGGTGTCTGAACTGAATGTTGAACTATTAATTGGAAATGAGGACGGAACAAAAGTATACCAGCCCACAATAGAAGAAGGGGTTGAATGGTCAACAGAACGTAGAAGTACCCCCGGAAAGTTGAATTTTAAAGTCCTGAAGGATGACATTCTGGATTTTTCAGAAGGTTCAGCGGTACGTTTGAAAGTTAATGGTGACAGTGTGTTTTTTGGTTTTGTGTTCAAGCAGCAGCAGAGCAAGGACCCAATTATCACTGTCACTGCCTATGATCAGTTGCGATATTTAAAAAACAAAGATACCATGGTCTATGAAAATAAGACAGCAGACCAGTTTGTGAAAATGATTGCAGATGACTATTCCTTGAATGTCGGTACACTGGAAAACACCGGGTACACCATAGCATCAAGGGTTGAAGAGAATACATCCCTCTTTGAAATGATTGAAAATGCCCTTGACCTGACCTTGACCAATATTGGGGAAATGTTTGTCTTATATGATGATTTTGGAAAACTAACCCTGAAAGCATTGCCATCAATGTATGTTGGTAGTCCGGGGGCATATCTCATGATTGACGAAGAAACGGGTGAAAACTTTGATTATATATCATCTATTGATGACAACACGTATAACAAAATTAAGCTGACCTATGACAATGAAGATACAGGTTATAGGGATGTATATATTGCACAGGATTCTTCCAATATCAACAAATGGGGAATCTTACAGTATTTTGATACCTTGCAAAAAGGTGAAAACGGGCAGGTAAAAGCAGATGCATTGCTTTCCCTGTATAATAAGAAAACCCGCAACCTGAAAATCACAAATGCTATTGGAGATAACCGGGTAAGGGCGGGGTCAATGGTGGTCATCAACTTGGACTTGGGTGATGTGAAGCTGAAAAACTTCATGCTTGTGGAGAAGTGCAGACATACCTATAAAGAAAGTGAACACTGGATGGATTTAACATTACGAGGGGGTGAATTTGTTGCCTGATGCAGTTGAATTTGTAAAAACCATGAAAAAAGCAGCAGTTGAAGCAGTAGAAGCGACCAAACCAGTATATGTATACTTTGGTGAAGTAATAGCTACGTCACCGCTGAAAATCAACGTAGAACAGAAAATGCTACTTGGTGAAGCCCAGCTTATTCTTTCAAGAAATGTGACTGACTTCAATACTGACATGACAGTCAATCACACAACAGGAAGTCATACCCACACTCACACAATCACTGATACTTTTACAGGCGGCGGTTCTGCAAGTGATAATACGCACAATCACACTTATTCAGGAAGAAAGACTTTCACCGTTCATAACGGCTTGGTTGTCGGTGATGAAGTTATCCTGATAAGGCAGCAAGAAGGACAAAAGTTCATTGTGTGGGATAGGATTGGAACATGATACCTTCAACTGTTGGCTTTTTAAGTCAAGATTTTGAAATAAAAGAACAACCAAGCAAAGTATACAAAATGGATTTAAATGTAGGTAGTAATTCCATCAGAGGTTTTACTGATGGGCCAGAGGCCATGAAACAGGCAGTATTCAGGATATTGAGCACTGAAAGGTATCAATATATCATTTACCCTTGGTATTACGGTATTGAAACCCTTGACTTGTATGGTGAACCAATCACCTATGTATGCCCGGAACTGGAACGGAGAATTACAGAAGCCCTTCTGACCGATTCAAGAATTTCCGATGTGACCGATTTTGAACATGACACTGATGTGAAAGGTGTGGTACATACATCCTTTACAGTACACACTATTTTTGGTGACTTTCAAACAGATAAGGGGGTGAACATCTAATGTATGAAGGACAAAACTATGATGTGATTTTACAGCGAATGCTTGACCGAGTATCAGATAAACTTGATAAACGTCCCAGTTCGCTAATATATGATACACACAGTGCCACCGCTATTGAACTTCAAATACTGTATATTGAACTGGAAACAATTCTCCAAAATGGTTATGGTGACACGGCCGCAAGGGAATTTCTCATTTTGTTGTGCAAAGAAAGGGGAATTACCCCAGAACTAGCAACAAATGCAGTACTGAAAGGTGAGTTCACCCCCACAACGATTGATTTGACCGGTCAAAAGTTTAATATTGGTGATTTGAACTATGTAGTGACAGAACAGATTATACCGGGACAGTATCAAGTGAAGTGTGAAACAGCGGGCATTATTGGAAATCAGTATTTAGGGGACATGATTCCTATGGAATACATTGATGGACTGAAAACCGCAACCCTTACTGAAATACTGATACCGGGTGATGATGAAGAAGATACCGAAGTGCTAAGAAAACGGTATTTTAACAGCTTCAATGAGCAAACCTTTGGCGGTAATCGTGCAGATTATCTTGCCAAAGTCAGAAGTATTGATGGTGTCGGTGACACCAAGGTCACAAGGGTGTGGAATAGTGACATTCGTCCAGCTGATATGATACCCAGTGAAAAAGTTACTGCATGGTACAATTCTGTTATAAGTGAATTGGATGCAGAGGTTGCAGTATGGCTTTCCAGTGTTTATATGGCTTCATTTGAAAAGAAACTGACTGTTGGCGGTACAGTTTTACTTACTATAATCAATTCTCATGATTTTGGAGAAGCAAGCACAGTCTTGCTTGACAGTATTCAGACAGCTATTGACCCTGTACAAAATGCCGGGGAAGGTTATGGACTTGCCCCAATCGGTCATGTGGTCAATGTGAAAAGTGCGGAAGCGGTAAATTTATACATTACCACAAGCGTGACCTTTGATGAAGGATACAACTGGTCAAACACGAAAACGGCTATTCAGGAAGCGGTTGATGCGTATCTGTTGGAACTTAGAAAAGCATGGGCTGACATCAATTACACAGTGGTCAGGGTCAGTCAGATTGAAACAAGGATGCTGACCGTAAAAGGTGTCATTGACGTAAGCAACACCAAAATAAACGACAATACAAGCAACATGACCTTGACCAAATATCAGATTCCAATAATGGGGGGTGTGTCTGCATGATAAGAGAAACTGATCTTGTTTCATACTTACCACCGTTTATGCAGAATTACAAAGAAAACGTTGTAGCACTCGAAGCTGAAAACCCTGAATTTCTCATTGTGTGGAAAGCAACTGACCGGGTTTTATATAACCATTTTATTGCGACTGCTGATGAATACGGTATTTCCCGGTTTGAAAAACTGCTTAATATTTACCCGTCAAGTGAAGATACCCTTGAAAGCAGACGTTCAAGGGTTCAAAGCAAGTGGTTCAGTAATATTTCTTATACTTGGAAAACATTACTGCAAAAACTTACGGTTATTTGCAGTAATACGGATTTCACCATTTCCAATAACTTCACAGAAGGGTACGTCATGACCTTGAATACTAACTTAGAATTATTCGGCCAGGTGGAAGAACTGGAATATACCATCAATACCATGCTTCCATCTAATATAGTGGTTGATTCCAAGAACAACATTCCTTGCAATGTCAAGAGTACTGTTCTTTTTGGTGGTGGAATAGTTCAGACAGATTCATTTATGATTACAAATGACAGTCAAGAAACAGTTAGCGTTCAAGGTAGTACATTATTTAGTGGCGGTATCGTAGACACTGTAAAGATTCAGATAACGAATGATTTCAATGAAAACTATGAGATGGGTGGTGATGTAAAAGCGGCATCCGGTACGGTTTATGTAGGTTTCTATGAAATAAATTAAAAAGAAAGGAATAAAAGAGAATGGCAGAATTTTCAAAATTAGTCATTACAAGTGACGGTCAGGTGCTTTTGGCAAAGATGATTGCCGGGACTGGTGATGTTGGGTTCACAAAAGTATGTACATCCAGTGCGCAGTACACATTGGCCCAGTTGGAAGCCTTGTCCGCCCTTACTGACATTAAACAAACAAGCCTTATAGCAAATATTAAACGCACGAATGAGGTTGCCGTCAAGATTGAAGCAGTATATACCAATGCGGAATTAAAAACTGGTTATTATATGCGTACACTTGGGTTATATGCAAATGACCCGGATAAGGGTGAAATCTTATATGCAGTAACGATTGAAACTTCTGGTAACTGCTACATGCCCCCATATAACAGTGTAACGGTGACAAGTGCATACATACAACTTATTACAACCGTAGGTAATGCTGACAATGTTTCCTTGAACGTAAGTCCGGGAGTATATGCAACAATCGGGGATATCCAGACGTTGGAAGAAAAAATTACACAGATATACAAGGATATGAAAAATTCAGTTACTAATGACAATTTATTATATGTTGGAAAAGAGTTGACTGAATTTACGTGGGATGAATTATCTGATATAGCAAAAGCAGGAACCACAGCAGAACATGACATCCATGTTGG